AAAAGTTGAAGATATGAGAAATTGGACTTTTAACAAAATTGAAAATTCTGATGATGATAGAGATTCTATTGTTAAAGAGTTTGTTTCTAAATTTGGTAAGTCAAATTTAGAAGTTTATAAAACTGCTGAAGCTGAAATTTTAGATTAACAATGGAGAAAAAAATGACTACATCAAATGAAATAATAAATACTGAAGAAAAAATTAAATCTTTAGAAATTTACATTAATGATAATGTTAATAAAAATTTACAAGGCGAAGAATTAACTAAACTTGTAAATGCTGAAGAATCCAGAATCTTTAGTGATGACAGATTGAAAGAGTTAAAAGTTAAAAAAGAAAAAGAAGAAAATTTAACTTTTCTTATTGGAAACTTCAATAGAGGAATAAAATTACTTAAAAGAACAAGAAACTTTGAACACATCACTTACAATTATATTAATGGATTTTACCCTGAAATGATTAAAGTAAATTATTATGGTAAAGTTATAGAATTAACTTTTATGAATGATATATTTTACATTGATCTTAAAGATCATTGTGGAAGCATTTCATTTAATCCATTTTTAAAAGATCAAGTTGAAGATAAATATAAAGTGGCTCAATAACGAGCCACTTAACAATGGAGAATAATATGAATTATTTTAGTACAAGAACAGTTATTGATATTTTTGATTGGTCAGGCAATAAAGTTCATAATGCTTATGTTTACACTTATCAATGTGGAAAAAGAATATTTGAAAAAAAATATGATAACCACAATCAAGCAATTAAAGATTTTCCTAAAGCAGAAATATTTTATGACTCTGCTAATAGTGGAAAATCTGAACCAAAATTTTAGGAGAATAATATGACAATAGAAATTAGACCAATGACAGAAGAAGAAAAAAAGGAACATCTTTTAGAGATTCCTCAATTCATAATAGATTTAGCAAACGAACCAGATGTAAAAATTAAACCTATTAAAACAAATACAATAAAAGATCATGTGTTTACACCAGTAAAAAGAAAAAGAAAAAGAACAGATGTACATTTGGAAATTAAAGAATCAATTTCTAACTTTATTAATGAGAATAAGGTTAAGAAAGTTGCTTTTATAAAAGCAATAACAGAACTAAATACTCACACTACTCATTGGATAGTAAAAAGAACTATTAGAAAATTGTTTAAACAAAGATTTATTGCAATAGACAAGACTTATAAAACTAAACCTTTTGTAATTAAAGGTCATTATTGGAGAGCAATATGATTATAAAAAAACCTTTTAAAAGAATTAAAAAATTTACCGAATACTTTAATGGCAAGACAAAAGATTTATTCAAGATATGGTTTCTTGATAATACAACAGAAGTTAGAGATAGTGATAATAAGGTCGTTATGTCTAGCAAAATAATAGAGAGTAAATAATGGATAATATTAAAGACTCAATAATTATTAATGAAGACGAAACAGAATCTACAATGGTGTGGGATTTTGAATAAATATAAATATGAGAGGGGCAATGCCCCTCTTTTAAATAATGGAGAGTAAATAATGGAAAGTAGCACAGTAGCTTTTGAATTTGAAAACGACATTAAGATTGTCTGGAATGAATCAGCAACTTTTAATGTTTTTAATGATGGCAAGGAAGTGAATGTCTTTACCGACTATTCTTGCAAAACTATGGAACAAGCAAAGCAATCGGCTGAAGAATGGCTTGATGAACAATTAAGGGAGGAGAAAATAAATGAGTAAAATGAGTGAAGCACATTTAGATGAACAAGAAAATCCAACTTGGGGTAATAAAGTTAATTATGCAAATCCTGTTTTTCAAAAAAGACATTTTGAATTTATTGCAAAAAGTTTTAAAGATTATTTAAGTAAATGTGATAAAGTAGAGGGTGATTCTGAAAGATATGAAGATGAACCACCTACACAAGTTATGAAATATCTTGCTTCTACTTTAAAACAAATAAGTCCAAAATTTAATGAAGAAATGTTTTTAAAAAAAGCTGGGATTAAAAATGATGATAAATAAAAGTTATTTTGCTGATAATCATTTGGCTATGTATGAAACCATTGTAAAATTTTTATGTAAATGCAAACAAGAAAAGAACTTGGAAATGTTTGTTATGTTTAATCTTAAAAGAAAAAAACTTTTGAGGAGATTATGAAATATTTAATATATTTAAGTTTAATTTTTTTAGTTAGTTGTTCTTCTTATGCTCCACTTGTTGATAGTAGAGGAAAATCATCAGCTAATTTAGATTCATCAATGGATAGATACCATGATGATTTGGAGACTTGTAGGGCTATTGCAAATGATAATACTAATGCTTTTGTTAATGGCTCTAAAGTTGCCTATAATAAGATGCGATGGAGAGTGTTATGGTTATCTCCAGAGCTAAAAACCAAGAAAAATATAGTAAATAAATGTATGGAGGGTAGAGGTTATTCTATTTTAAATTAGTCAAATTTACTATATAAACAAATAAAGAAATGGAGAAAATATGTCTTATTTAGATTATCAAGATTCAAAATATTTTGAAATAAAATTAGATTCCGTTAGGGAGTCTATTGCTAATGCAGAAGTAGGAAAAGGTATTGTCAATATTAAGGGCAAGAATTATTCTACAGTTGGATTACGATTATCCAAACTACGAGAACATTTTGGTTGTAGTGTTTCCATTGTTAATAAAATAATTGAGAATACAGATGAAAAAGTTTGTATTGAATGTCAAATATATTTATTAACTTCAAATGGTAAAGTGTTAGTGTCTAATGGTTTTGCTGAAAAACAAAGATCATTAAATTTTATAACCAAAACAGCTTGTGTAGAGTTTTGTCAAACAACAGCAATGGGTCGTGCTTGTGCCGGATTAGGTATAATTGGAGATCATAATGTTGCTTCGGCAGAAGAAATATTTGGTGCTAAAGATGAATCAGTTCCAGATAAAAAAATATAAAGGAGTAAATATGGCTGAAATTATTTACATGAAGACTGCTAAAAATGAACAGAAAGAAGAGGGAGATAAGCGACCTCATTATTCTAAAACATTTCAAGCAAAGAAAGATTTTACTATAAAAGCTGGAAACTTTTATAAAAATGCTATTTGGCTTAATGATGATGGACCAAATATTAAAATTGAAGAAAGTGATTTTGTTCCTAAAGATGAATAAAAATTATAAAACATTAGTAAAAAAATATTGGGGATATGCCGATCAAGATATCCCCTTATGCTTCTACTGTGGAAATGATTTTGCAGTAGATTGGCATCATATAGAATCTAGAAAAATGGGAGGTAATAAAAAAAAAATTTAATTTCCAATCTTATAGCTTTATGTAGAGATTGTCATGAATTGGCACATAAACATAAGATAAGTAAAAAACAATTAAAAGACAAATTAATGGAGAAAATAAATGATCATAAAAACAGTTAAAACTTTGTATGGTAATTTAATATCAGTACAAGGAAAGTATGTTCAAAAAGCCTTAAAAAATAAATTAGATTTATGGTTAATCTATGAGGATCAAAGCATGATTGTGGCAAACTCACAATTAGAAAAACCAATTAAGACAATTCAAGTACCAGATAAATTTACAAAGAAAATGAATACTTTGTATTACTATCAATGGAAACCAATAGATGAAAAACAAGGAGATTTATTAGTATGAATAAAATGGCATTATTAACTGACAAAGAAGTTGGCGATAAATATAATATAAGTTTTCACAAACTTAAAAGAATGAGGAAGCAAGGTGTGGGAATACCTTATGTTAAATTAAATAGACGAGTTCGTTATATGATAAAGGATATAGAAAGATATATTGATGATAATATAAAAAATATGATTGATAAAAAAACATTTAATAAATTTGATTTACTTCCTTTTAGTGCAAGTAGAATTAACTCTTGGATTGAAGATAAAAGTAGCTTTGTATTACATTATTTATATAAATATGACTTTGCTCCTAGTTGTGCAATGGTTAGAGGTAGTGCAATTGAATATGGATTGTCTTTATTTTTTAAAACAAAAGAAATTAATAATCCTATAAATTGTATAGCAAAAGCATTTCAATATTATGATGAGCAAGTTTCATTCTCTTTAGAAAGTGATGAAGAAAAAATAAAACAAAGAGATATGATAAAGCCAATAACTGAATTATTATTTCCTAAAATAACACAAACAAATCTTTCATTTACTGATTATCAAATGAAAATAGAAACGAATATTTTAGGCGTTCCTTTTATTGGTTATACAGATTTTACCTTTGAAAATGAGGAAGAAATAACTGTGATAGATGTTAAGACTACGACTAAATTTCAAATGAGAGATAGTCATGTTTTACAACAAGCAATTTATAAAAAAGCATTGGAAGAAAAATATAATAAAAAAGTAGATGTAAAATTATTATATTGCACTCCTAAAAAATGTGATTTTATAGAGTTTGATGTTGATGATCCTATTCATTTACAAACAGTAGAATTAAATCTTAAAAATTGTTCTAATGTATTGGGAAAATGTAAATCTCCTCAAGATGCTAGTCTAGATTTAATTCCAGACTTAAATGATTGGCGGTGGAAATATGCTAGTCAAGATAAGTTAGATGCTAGAAAAAAAGTTTGGGGAGTATAAGAGTTGGGTGCGAGGAAAGTCTTTGGAGGTAAGTTATAGTATCTTAAAGTTTAGATTGGCTCCTCTAACATCCTAATTCTTTTGGCTAATCTAGACATCTATAATAAAAAGGGGGTACAAAATACCCCCTTTGCTTTAAAACCCTCTCTACGAGCTTAAAATCATTGTTTTTGAATAGATTTTACACAACCAATAGGTATGATATTCCGATCACCATAATAACCATCATTTGAATAGCTTGAAAAGGTATATAAATATTTTTTATCTTTTTTTAATATATAGGCGAAACTTGTAATCATTGCTGTTTTCATTTTATTAAATTCATCAAAGCTAACGATTGTAGAATCGCCTACAATATCTTCCCATAAAATTTTATGAAAATAATAATCTTTACCATCAATGGTAAGTTTATCAGTATTTACTTTTTTTACTTTTCTTCTTTGAGACATAAATTTTCTTTTTCTTTTTACTCAAAGATTTTGAAGTTTTATATCTCATTAATGTAAAATCCACTGATGAATACCCATCGTTATTAATACAATAATAACAATTTGAATCCATAGCTTCATTTCAAAAAAAGAATTTATCCAATCTTTAATCATTTTGCGACTCCTTTTGTTTTTTCAAAAGTTCTAAGAGCTCCCATACCAAGTAAAGACATTACAAGTGGCATCAAAGTTCCCATATCTAACTCTGGTAAGTTTATCACTTCGTAATGAAATATGCCAAGAAAAAATAAAATAAATTTTGATAAAACAAACTCCCAAAAAATCGCTAAAGCACAAGACATACCAATCATTGGTCGCCATGATCTTTGCATAAAACCCGAAAGCCCACCAGCTTTTGATTGAGCATCTGCCAAATTAATTGACATTTGTTTTTCTTTTAATCGTGCTTCTATTTTCTTTAATTGTATTTTGGCTTGGTTTCGTTCATCTTCACTTGTGAAAACTTCATCAACAATATTACCTATTGATTCAACTGTCTTACCACCAAATAAATTCATTAAACCCATTTAACCCTCTCCTACTATTCTACCATCTTCTATTTGTTGTTCAGATATTCTTTTCATTTTTTGTTTTAAATCTTCCTCTTTATATTTTTTTCTATTATCATGTATCTCTTGTATTTCTTCTGGTGTAGTAATCCTTTTTCTATGTTTTCTCAAGTCAACTTTTTCATCTGTTCCGCTAGTCTGCTCGCCCTCGCTGGTGTGTGTTTTTTCGCCCATAACGAATCTTCCATTTCAAATCCAGCAGAAGTATAATCTTTATTTCGTAATGCTTCAAACATTTTTACAAATTTAGCTGTTTTTGGCTTTCCTAATTGGAAACACATATGAGCAATAATTTCAATGGCTTCTTCGTGTATGTCTAATCCCTCACATAAACTTTTAGCATCTTGAACACATATTGTTACATCATAATTAAATATTTTTTCTAAAACTTTATGATCATATTTTTTATCTTTAATAAAATGCTCATGAGGTTTAACTAAATGTCCATATCCTATTGTGGCAAAACCTAGATGATCTTTATACACAGTATCACGATAACCTTCTTCTTCTCTTAAATGATCTTTTAATTTTTCTATATTCAAATTGTTCCTCCATACGATTGATTTAATATATTATTTTCTTCTTGTTTTTTTAATTCATATTTAACTTTAGCAAGATAAACTGCTAAATCTAATGCTTCCTCAATAGCATTTTCTATTGCCTGTATTGGATTCATTTCAGCTTTATCTATTGTATTTTTATATTTAATAATTCCTTGATTTGACCTGTCAGCCATTTGTTTAATTAAACCACTAACTATCTTGTCCTTTGTCATATTTCTCCTTTAGTTCTATCATAGAAATAAAATTGTGTCCTTGAATATGCCCATCAGCCAATAGTAATTGAGATATTCCGTAAGACCAACCATTAGCATTGTTTATAGCATAACTTTCAATATGACCAAAGTCCATAGCTGTACCTACATTCACAATTTTAACATAATTACCTCTGCCTAGTTTTGATGCTCTCCATGATCGTTCCCTATGACTATGACCAAATACTATATCATGTGTTGCAGAGTTAGATATTTGACTTGCTTCCGCCATTTTTCCACCTATTTCTCGCCCCATTTCATTTAATGGTACATGAACAAAGGCAACTCCTTTAATAAAGAAAAAATCTCCATATTCAGAAATACCCCAACCTCTTAATCGCCATAAGTTTTCATATTGCTGGGAGAAAGCACCAACAACTTCTTTGTGTTCGTTTTCATAACGATATAATCGTAGTTCGTGATTACCTAAACAATAATGTTTATGGCATTGATGATCGCCTATTCCTTTATGTAATAAATCTAATGCTTCTTTTGTAATTTGTATGTCTGCTGATATAGGTGGTTTAGCTCCCCCTTTAACTGTATGATTTTTGTCAAAAGTATTAACTGAATCAAAAGAACAGAAATCTCCAATGCACACAATATAATCTGGTTTGTAATTATTAATTTGTTTTCCTATCCAATAAAATCTATCAATATTTTCATCTGGGGAAACATGGGCATCTGGAATAACAAATACTTTTGATGGAGAAGAAAATGAAGTTTGTTGTGCTGGTATTCTTATAATGGGTTTTTTATATTCTTCAATAATGACTTGAGGTTTTACTTCTTTGTATCTATGCCATTCAATAGTCCAATGGGAACTACCTAATGCTAACTTTTCTATTTTATCTATTTTTCTTTGTAAAGTTGTTCTAGGAATATTTAATAAATCTTCAACTATTTTTTTAGCACCTTTAGGATTATTTAAACCTCCTTTGCCAATGGGTGGATAACCTTTATCCAATGCTTCATGAATTTTTTCTTGAACGAGTTTTAATTCGTCCCATTCTTTATCGTCCATAAAGAATATATATCTAAATTACTGATAATTTGGTATTAAAAAATAAGATTACGAAAAGCGATCAGAACATTTGCAAAAACTGCGAAACCAATACTCCAGAGAACAAAGTTAAGTTTTTTTATTTCTTTTTCTATATGTGCTAAATGATTTTTTTCTATATTATTAATCTTGTCATAAATATGAACAAGATGTTCTTTTGTTGTACTAGGATTGAGTTTGCTCATAACTAGCACCAGAAGTTTTTAATAATTTAGAACAATATAAAGACATATTAATATTCCTTGCATTTAAATCTGTGTTTAAATCTCTTACTAATTGATCTCTTATTAAAATGCAAGATTCTTCTGTTTTAAATTCCATTGGTACTCTGCATTGTTGAAAGCATAAAGGATTGTCAGGCGATAAAGCCATTCCTATAAAACAAATTGTTGCAACAATAGTCCACATATTTATCTTTTACCTTGTTTGTTATATTTTTTCCATGATTTTAATTTGTGTTTATTTTTTGGCTTGGAACGAGTTGAATTTCCTATGGAAGTTCTTTTTCTAACTTTTGTAAATGAATCAGCGAGAGTTTTGATAAACCTCATTAATCGTTAGTTGCTTTGTTGCATTATACTGTTTTTGTTTTTCTTTTTTTTCTTACTTATTTGCTTAATGCTTTTTTCCAAGACATCAATTTTACCTTTCACATTTTCAATTTCAATAGAGAGGTTAAATGTTTGGTTTAAATTCCAAGCGGCAAGTCCAATCAAAGCAGATGCTATAATTCCAATTATCATTCTTTCCATTATTTTGAATCCCAACTAAAATGTTGTGTAACTGATACTGTCATAGAATTTTTAGTTTGATCCTTATCATCATTGGCTTTATCTATTGAGGACATTGTATTTGAAACCTTAACCGAAGTTTTATCTGGCGTCATGCCTAAAGAACAACCAGAAATCCAAACTACAACTAATGTTAAAACTAATAAAAAAAATATGACTTTCATTCTGAATACTTATCTTCAATAATTTTATATATTTTCATATTTCCCTCTGCATCTGGTCTTAATTCAGCTTTAACTAAACCACATTCATAACGAATAGTATTAACTCTATTATCTGACAAATTTCTTTCCGCTTCTCTTTTTGCTTTTAAGCATTTAGATAATCCGTCTGTCATCATATGTCCATCTAGTGAGCCATTAACAAACATGCACAAAGAAAAAACCATTTCAATTACCATTTTTATTATCCCTTACTTTATCTTTCAATTTCTCAACATCAGTTGCTAATTTTAACAATTGGTCTTTTAAGAAATCAATATTCACTTTATTATGCATACCACCCTCAAGCTGTTCTGTATGTTTTTCTACTTGACCAGCTAAATGTTCCAACAACATATATTGCTCATTATCGGCTGGGAGTTGACCCATTTCCCCTCTTGGCCATTTAATGCGAAATTCAGTATTTTTTTCTAAATCTTTTTCAGTTAATATTAAAGCTGTTTCAACTTGTGTCAACCGAGAAATAATTCCAAAGTATGCCCAGACTGCTGTTGCTGTTATGGCAATTAAACCTAAAAGATTTTTAAGAGGTAAACCAATTTCTGTTTTGTCACTAAAAGAGGGCATTTATGCACCACAAGAATCACAATTATCATCACAGATACAATCATCACAGCCACATTCTGGACAAGGTTTTATCTTGCTGTACATGGTACTCCCTCTGATGATACAAATGGGTGTTCTGCAAATGCCATGAAAATATAAGTTCCTCCATCAGCATTGGTAGAACCAGCAGTTGCTCTAATTTTCCATCCATTAGATACAAAATCTCCTCTATCTGAATCTCCTTCAGCGTTAGATATATTAGGATTTAGTTGATGAGAAATTTGATTATAAACACTCCTTTTATTATCAAATATAGACCAATTAGCTGTGCTATCTGTTCGTTTGTATATAAGCATTGCGGGTTTAAATCCTAAATAGATAAATGGCCCATCCGCATTTCCGTTTCCTGTGTAGCTGCCAAACTTGGAGTAGCCTTGTATTTCTGTCCAAATATAAGCTATATGTCCGTCTGCATCTTTATTGGCATCATTACTATCATTAATTGTAAACACACTTGATGTTGGGGCAGTATCATTCCAATAACCAGAACCATCATATGTAGCAGCAGTTGAATCTAACTGTAGTATATCTGTTGCAGGTGCTGCTGTATTTTTATGATGATAAACAAGCCAACTTGCTGATATTTCCCTATTTCTAACAATCATCAGATGAGGAACTGCTCCTAGTCCGTGTGCCATAGTTCCTGCCGCACCTGTTCCTGTATAGTCAACTATGGAAAAACCAGCAGTTGTATTAACTTGATAACCACCTGCAGGATTATTTCCACTTTCAGTATTAGTTGTTCTTGTTCCACCATTAGCTTTCCATTGCCAACCTACATAGGTTTCACCACTTGCATTTGTAGAGCCATCAGATGTTTCAAGAGTAAATCCATCTGTATCAAAAGTGTCTATATAAGCAAATGATTCATCAGCTCCTGTATCGTTAGAAGAAAGAGCTAATCCACCACCTCTAGTGGAATCAATTAATTGATGTACAGAGGTAGAACTTCTTTCTTTAATCCATACTAAATCTGGTTGTAAATCTGAGTTACCATCATTTGTTAATGCTCTACTATCTGAAGCATTACCACTATAAAGTAATGTCTGAAAATGTGCTGAAGGGTCATCTATTGTTGTATAAGCCATTATCCATACTCCGCTAGGTTCTTGGTGCATAATGCATAAAACCCGCTTGGTACCGCATATTCAAAGTTTCCATATCCAGCACCATCAGAATTACCACTTGATATAGAAAAAGGTGGATTACCAAAGTTATATTCTAAAATATCCCCATCTCCCGTTCCGAGAGCAGCAACAGGGGTTATAAAATTACCAGATGTGTATTCACCAGAAAAATCTTTTGATTCATTACTATTTGCGGCAGGGTCTCCACTACCAAACCATGTTCCCGCTTTACCAAACCAAATTTTACCATTATCAGCATCAACAGCTATATTTATAATATCTCCATCTGCAACTGAAACACTCGTTATACTTTCAGTACCCCCATTATGTCTTAAATCGTTTGAGCCACCCGCACTATTTGTTATTAATGAAGTTGCTTTAATATTAGCATCATTTGAACCAACAGCACTGTCATTACTTAATTGAAGAATATTAGAATCTAAATTTATTCCTATTTCCCCTCTATCTACACATTTAATTTCCCAATACCATTTACCATTTGCGAAACCCATAGTACCCGCACTTGCTTGGTCATTAGCCCCACTATTTGTGTGTTTTGTATTTCCTTCTGATAAAGCTACACTAGCACTTGCTTGTAAAGGATTTAAAGTAGCAAAATTATTTGTAGGTGTATCTGTTGTTTGGTCGGTTGCAGCTAGATTAGATTCTGTTAAGTCTGTCCCACCAAAGGCATCATTTCCTAAATTTGCACTATCCTTAAAGTCTAAATAAAATCCATTCGTACCAGCAGTTAATCCTGAAACATCTATTGGTTTCCATATTCCACTATCCTCATCCGTTTCACCGAAATTACTCACAGCTAATTGTGCATCATTAATAAATACACAATCTGCAAGATAGCCATCCCAATAAGCAGTAGCACCATATGCGGCTCTGCCAACATACATAGGATAGGAACTGTCACTCATTAAAGTGTTTGTATCGTCTGAAAAATAAGTTGCAGTGTTAAGAGAGGTTTCTAGAACGCCATTAATATAAATTTTAAATTTATTAGCATCTGTACCTTGACCAGTATCTACTGCTAAACATAAATGATACCACGCAGAGCAATCCCTAAATTTTCTATCTGTTCTTAAATGAAGGGTTGTTGAACCACTATCTTTTTGAAAAATTCTTAATACATCAACGGGGTCAGCCTCAAGACTGATTTCTGTTCTATTATCAGCACCATCACCTGCGGCGAAAATAACCCCCCAAGCACCTAGATTTCCCCTTTTAAACCAGCAACTAAAAGTCCATTTATCAGGATTTCCACTACTACCGGGCGTAATAGACATAGAGGCACTGTCATCATCATTAAACCGACAAGAATTATCTATGTCATATCCTGTATCTGCTAAAGTGTTTGCTGGTAAAATAGGAAATACCATTTGTTATTCCTTGATTGGAAATTCGCCTAATGGTCTTGAAGTAACTCCGTCTGTTTCTGTATAAGCAAATAAAGTAGCTAAAGCATCTACATCACTCGCACCATCTATCTGGTCTTGCATTGAATTACATTTAGTTCTGATACTTGCTCTCCAAGTTTTCCAACCAGCATTAAGTGTTGATCCTGTTTCTTTTGCTCTAATAACCATCCAATCGCTGTTTTGTAATAATCCAGCACATTGTCTATCTATCATTTCTTTTTTATTTGTTTTTAATCCTTTGATAACTTGAATGGGGTCTAGTTCAACACCATCTTTATCTGTTGCATTTCTATCTTCTATTGCTTTTGCTGTTGCACTTCCATAACTTGCAGTAACAACTCCATCAGCGAATGATAAAGTTTCATTTGTATTGATATACCAAGCCTCATCTCTTTTATTGGAAGTATCATAGACAACTTCATATAGTCCTATTGCTTCTTTTTCTTCTTTAGACCATAAGGAATAAATCTTTGTTGAATAACGAATATTATTAACAACTAATTTTCTTGGATTATTAAATGTTTTGGCTATTACTCCATCTTCAATTATTGCATACATATTTTAACTTTCACTCAAATTCATTGATCTGCCAATTTCTTGCCATATTGCACCATTGTATCTGAATACATGAAGATCAGTTTTACCATTTGTTGCTGTCTCCGTTGGCTCTGTACTTGCCGCAAATTCAAAAACTGTGTTCCATCCTATGGAATGTGAGCCATCAAAATTTATTTCTAAACAAACAAAAGCACCTTCAACAGCATTACTTGGAGCAGAGAAAGTCGTATTTTCTGTTGTTAAATGATAAGCATTTGGTTTAGCTTGAACATCCCAAGCTACTGCATTTGATGATGAAGTAATTGCTTGTTGAGGAATATAAGCCAAGTCATTAAATTTAATTTTTCCTGTTCCATTGGTTGTTATATCTATATCGCCATTTGCTCCATCTGTAATTTCTATTGCTCCAGAATTCGTGCCACTATTAGTATTTAATAATAAATTTCCTGTTCCATTTGATGTTAAAGTTGATGTAGCTCCTGAATCACCAATAGTTACTTCATCAGCAACTAATTGTACATTTCCTGTTCCATTAGGAGTAAGAGCTATATGTCCATTTGCGGCATCAGTTATTTGTATCGTTCCTGAATTAGTTCCTTTGTTAGTATCTAAAATTAAATCGTGTGCGCCACTTGTTGTTAAAGTAGCATTAGCACCACCAGAGCCAATAACAGTTTCCCCAGAGCCTTTTGGTTTTAATTGTAAATCAACATTTGTTTCTCCACTAGCACCCAAGATTGGCCCATTACCTGTTGCTCCATTCGTTATTTCTAATTCGTTTACTGCTGAAGATGTTGTTTGAAATATAACCTGTTCATTATTGTTTTCGTCAGAAATATAATGAGCATCATCAATTATTATGTTGTTTGAATTTGTATCTAAATTACCACCAAGTTGAGGACTTGTATCATTAACAATATCAAAGGTAACTGAACTATCTGTCCAATCTACAGTATTAGCTGTTGAGTTAATTGTGCCAAGAGAAATATGTCCAGCACCATCATAAAGTTTTAAAATCCAACCTGTCGCACCAGCAGATGTATCAATCCATAAACTACCTTGTGCCAAACTTGCTGGAGCAGAACTCCCTATATGACTTGAATTTATTGCACCTAAAATATTATTTAATTCTGTACGAAAAGCTGAAAAACCTTGATTCGCTATACTTACATCTGAAACTTGACTCATATAAAATCCTTATAACATTTTTAACTTGATGATTTCAACCCATAACCTTGACTTACATAATCAAATGTTCTGTTGATACCACTTCCGCTTGAATTTGTAAATGCAATAGAAAAACCTGTCGCACTTTTTGAACTAATTGTATAAATATCTCCTGTCGCCATATTTTGTGCCGCAATACCTAATGCTGGGGAAGAATAAAAAGCATTGGTATAAGTAATAACCTTTGTGCTTGTGGTACTAGCAATATCATTTCCACTTTCTATTCTTTTTTCCATATCTACAGTAATAGAAATTCCACTTACATATCCTTTAACTTTATTATTTTTATTAGATAATTTTAATCTAAATTTAAAATATCTTCCCTTATAAGTTGTGGTAGCATTAATATTAAAAAAATTAGTACAATCGCCTAAACTAGAAGTAGAACTTGCTACTTGTAAATGTTGATTTGCATTAGTTGGATCATTACCATCAAAAGGTGCTGGGGCATCATCAAAACTTGTGTATCCTCTACCTGAATCAAATAAATCATATGGATCTTCAATTTGATCTATGGTTAAATTTTTAGTAAATGAAACATCAAATATTCCAGATAAACTTAAAGTAGAATTTAGAGTATAAAAACCCTCATTGTCAATATTAGCAGTAGCATAAGTTGGATTAGAAGTTGTATCTATTCCGCCTAATTCAAAATCTCCTGTTGCACTATCAAAATTACCAACAGTATCATCAAAATCTGTGATCGTATCTAATACTATAGAATTAGTTCCAGATGCATCAGTTAAAGCTACATCACTATCAAAAGTTCCTAAAGTTATATCTTCTGTTAAAGTTTGAATATTATAATAAGATTGTAAACCAGATATATTAGAATAAATTATTGTTTCATTATTTGATTCATTTCCTAATTTATCAACAGCTTTAATTAAAAATGCACCTGTTTTTGCATTAGTTGTTTTTGTTGTTCCACTTGTTCTAGGTACTTGTAACCAGTTATTTGATTTATTCCATTGACCACCACTTGTTACATTTTGATAACGAATTTCATAATAAGATACATCAAGATCAGCAACAGCATCCCAATTTAATTGCATTTGATTTGATCCTTGCATATTAATTGAAAAATTATTTACATCTGCTGGTGGCTCGGTTGCACCAACAATTAATCTACTTGCAGAAGTATAACTTGAACTGACTCCAAATCCATTAATAGATTTAACTCTTACATTATAAGTTTTATCATCAATAACATTTAACATTTCATATTTTAACTGTGTTCCTTTTGCTATTATTTTATAATCTGATTCTGTACTTAATTTAGTTTCTATTTGATAATATTGAGTAAATTTATCTGGACTTGCTCCAACAGTAATATTTAATCTCGTTAAAGCAGTTCCCTCATTATATAAAATCAATTCATCTGTTAAAGTTACACTTGCTGGGGGAGAAACACTAAAGGGATTGGGTAAAGTTGTATCTGGTATTGTTGCTACTGCTGTTTGTGTTCCAAAAGTATAATACGAATCTTGATGTTCTGATAAAGTTAAACTTGCTGTCATATCACTTCCAATAGACATACCTTGAACTCTAAAAGGTTTTGCAGAAAAACCTGTAGTAGCATGAGTTATATTTACTATATCGCCTATTGATAATTCTAAAGCATTACCATCAGCTTTTAAAGAAACATCTAAACTTGACCTTGATCTCCGTAAAATAATTTCTGCCATTTCTCTTGCTTGATAAGGATTAGTTATTGTAGGAAAATCAAATCGTCCTTCTAAAACTATACCACCATCAGCAGTTTTCATATTTGCGTGTTGATCTGCACTTGCTTCAGCAGAATCATCTATAGGTGGATATTGAACTTCGTCAGATTGATAATTTTTATTGGGATTAATAAAAGCTACCAATACTCTATTGTATCGTGAATTTTTACTTTTACTTGATACACTAATACCACCAATAATATTATCCTCTGTTAAAGTAATAGAAGCACTACCTGTTGTTTCAACTAAAACTTTATAATCACCAGAAGTATAATTTAAAATTCCTCTACATCCTGTTAAAAAAGTTTTAACATTTTCTATTGCTTTTCTTGAAGTATCTATAACAGCATGACTATCCATTAAATCTATTTCATCAGCACCAGAATAAGGAGTTATGTTTACATCACAAACATCACCAGCAGTTTGCCAATCTGCAAAATTGCTATCAAAATATCCATCAGCAATAGACATACCATAAGTTGTATTTCGCAAATAATCTAATAATTGATAAATTGGATTATCTGAATATTCCCAAGTTGAAGAAGTATTTTGTCTATGAGAACCAGAGCCACCTGTAATAGAGCCATCTAAATTAGGATTATATATTTTTTTTCCTTTAACTAATGCATGAACTTGTGGAATGCCACCAAAGGCATCACTATTCCATTTAAACTTTAAACTAATATAAGCTAAACCTCTTAATCTATGATTGCTTGTCCATGAAGTTAAAGCACCAACTAATGTGTCATATGTTTGACTATCAGAACCATAATGCGGTCTTACTGTTATTAAACTTTCTGCTGATGAATCTGGATCATTTGGATCAGCTTTATAAAAATTAGTATCGTCAGCATGAACTGTTCTTTCTGTGTTATCTGCTAAATCACCAGACCAAGTAATAACATTGTCATTAACATAAATAGAAGTTATATCGTCTATTTCTCCCTCTCCTAAAACTAAAATCATATATAAATATTGATTATCAGTTCCTGATGTTTCCATAAAAACTAAATTACCACCTACTTTTCTTGTTCCGTAAATTATTGGTATGCCACTATTAGAAGATTTTTTATTTAATAAAACTCCTTTAGCAGTATTATCTAATTCGCCAAAATCTGGTATATCTGGTATTGGTATAATCCAAGAAATAATATCTTCAACAATATCAACAAAAATATCTACAATATCTGTAACAGTATCTACAACCCAATCAATAGGATTCCAACCGCCCATTAGCTTAACCTCCAATTAGCACCCATGTTTTCAAAACCTAATTTTTCAAAAAGTTTATCAGCATCAAGTTTTGAAGTTATGGATAATAAAATAGGATCGTTTTCTGCAACTTTTTTTATCATATCAATCAACTGTTTCATTAATTGATAATTTCTATATTTTTTTACAATATAAATTAATTGAATAATAATAACTCCTTGTTTGCTAAACCAATATTCAGATTTATTAAACATACATACTCCTATTAATTGACCATCATCTAAATTTTTTATACAAATTACTTTTCCTTTTTCAAGTAATGTTAATATATAATTATTTAATTTATTATCATCAACTTTTGGAAAATTACATCTTTCCAAATCATTTTTTTTATATTCCTTTAAAAGATAAGCTATATCTTTCAAATCTTTTTTATCTGCTTGATAAAAATGACAACTAGACATCAGCTTTCCCCCATCTTAAATCTAAAACATTTAAAGCGGCAAATTCCATTCCTTTATCGCCACTAAAAAATCGTTGTTGTGAATTATCGGAAGTTGTTCTTCCACTTTCTTTATCAAATGTTGCCCAATGTGAGGTTACATTAATAATTACATTTGCTGTATCAGTTGTATCAACAATTTTATATTCATCTATTGTTCCATAAAATAATAAAAATGGATCAGATATTAAAGCATTAGAACTGTCTAATAATCCTCTATAAATTTTAACTTCTTTTCCTATAACATTTTCTCCTAAAACTACTGCTGAATATGTTTGATCTACTGCTGATAATTGTATTGCTAAAGAATTTTTTGTTGGTTGATTGGTTTCACTTACTCCTGTGATAGATCGTAAATGACCAGAAGCAGTATAGGTAACAGAACTACCAGATACACTAGAGGTTAAAGGAAACCCACAATTAGTTAAATAAATTGGAGTAGCAAATCCTAAATGAACTAAAAAAACAGGATTAATATTTCCTGTTGCTAATTCTGTTTTGACAGCACTTGCTAATCCCCTTGCCATTATATCGCCTCAATAACATCAAACTCATAATTAAATAAAAGATTACCAGAACTATCAATAGAACCTGTTTCAAATTCTTGTAAATCGCTAGTTAAATGAACAGTAAAAGGAACTGAATCATAAGTGACAGCACCATTATTAGCTAAAGCAGTTGTTAATGGTGGCTCTATTGTGACAGTACAAGCATTACTAGAACTTGTGGCATCAGCAACAACCATATAAACTTTACTATGCGAATTAAACTTTATAAAATCACCAGCTTTTAATCTTCCAGCACCATCACCAGCAAAACCATCAATAGCAATAGTTGTATCAGCAACAGCATGAACTCCATCTACTAAAAGTGAACCTGTTTCATTACCTAAAGCATTAAGATAGCTTGGAAAGGTAACTGTAAAATTTTCTTTTTGTGATCGTTGTTTAATCATAAAAGCCATAGTTGGTGCAAAATCTGCTCTCGTCATAGGTGGATATTTAATTGTAAAAGACCATCGTTGACCTTGAACTTGTCGTCTAAATGTTTTGCCACTATCAGTTTCACTTACTAAAGTCTTTTGATTGCTCTTAACATTGATAGCTGTAAAATCTGTATTAGGTAATGCACCACTCATATAATTGCCGCCCTTCCTTTTTCATTAACAGCACTATTAATCATATTAACTATGACACCTCTACTATTAACTAATAATTCATTAAACCCTCTTGCATCAACTGTATTAATATTAAAATTAACTGTAGTTGATCCACCACCTAATTGATTATTAGGAATAATACTACCAGCCGAATTAGGAACAAATAATTCTGGACCAGCTTCCCCAACAATACTTGGTTGATTAACAGGTGGTCGTCCACCTTTTTCAAATGCACCTATTTTCTTAACTAAATTCATACCAAAACCAATAGTTGCTCCAGCCGCCATTACACCAAAAGGCCAACCCCCAAAATTTTTAAATGCCCTGAGTGCCGCTGTATAAACACTTATCATTGCATCTCTTAAAGCACTATTTTTCCATAATTCAACTGCTTTACCCATTGCCCATTGTACAGCTTGACCAATTAATGCTTCTGTAATCATACGAGTAACAGTTCTAGCAAAATCTTCAAAATTCATTTTTCCTGTAGTAACAAAATCAGTAAGCATTTTAGTTAAGCTATTGAAAGTTTTTCCACCTATTTCTTCAAACTTTTCAAATATATCTGTATCCATAGCATTAGCAAATCCCTCTTTGAAAGAGCCAAATCTAGTTTGAACATTTTCTGTTTCTACTACAACATCTTTCATTATATCTCTTATGCTATTCCATTTAGTAAATGTTTCTTGTAAAATGGGTGGTACTTGTTCCATAGATTTTGCCATAATTTCTGTTGCACTAATATGTTTTACAATCTCTTTGTTATTATGAGATAACATTTCGGTATTTAAACCCATTGATACAGATGCCTTTTGCCATTCAGAACGAGTATCGCCAATACTTGTTGATAAGAAATCGTATGTGTTTGCTATTTCTTCTGCTTTAACATTTAATGTTTCAAAATCTTTATGAAAACTTCTGAAAGGTATAGGTTCCCAAGGTATGTCATTTAATTCTTTATTTAGATTTGCAATTTCACCCTTAAGTTTATTTATCTGCTCATCAAATGCTTGATTGGAAGCATTTATTAAATTTTGACCTATAATTTGATTATTTTCATCTGCAAAACCTTGGTGTAATTCTTTTAAAGATTTTGTTGTGTTTTCATCAATTTCTTTTGTTATAGATTTTAAATTTTTTTCAAGTTCTTTAATTTGATCTGATTTAAGTTTAATAGTATCTTTAATTTCTTTTCTTCTAAAAGCATTATCCATTCCATCTGATGTTTCACCAAGCAAAGTATTGACAAGAGCAAGTGAAGTTCCCATTGCGGCAAGTCCAACACCTATTGATGCCCAACCTTTTGGTCCAGCCATTGATTGAGCAAACATTAATCTTTTTCCAAGAACAAAAGAAGCAGTTGCCGCCGCATAAATCCATTTAGCAAGTTTTAAGGCAATTAATCCTTTAGCCGCTATTAAGAAAGCATCTGAATGTTTAGCAACAAACTTCATAGCTTCACCTGTTTTAACAACTGCTTCTGCTAATCCTTTTCCAATAGTTATTGCAATTTCATCTAAAGTTTTTTTATTTTCTTCTAAAAATTTATTAAGATCGCCAAATTGTTTTTTAAGTTCTGGAAAGAAACCAGCTTCCAATATTGTTCTTTTAAAATTAAATATTTTATCGCCAATCATTGAGAGAGTTCCCTCAAATGTTTGTGCTAGAGCATCTGTTGCTCCATCAAATTTACCACCAGCACCAAATACTCTTTCAAATGCTTCTACTGTTTCCTCTATTGATACTTTTGCACCAGCTTTGAAACCAAGCATGGCTTTAACACCTCTATCTCTAAATAAATCAGCCGCACTAATACCAGCAGACAATGATCGTTGTATTTGTTCTGCTGTTGTTTTAAAATCAAGTCCTGTAACAGCCGCCACATTACCTGTAATTTTCATTATGTGAGCCAATTCTTCTGCATCTTTACTGACAACAGCTAAAACACCAGCACCTTTTTGAATTTCTTGAAGTGAAAAAGGAACTTTAGAGGCAAATTTAGCCATTTCATCAAATGCTTTTGCTCCTTCTTCTGCTGTACCAAATAAAAATTTTAAACGAACTTGTAATCCCTCTATTTCTTTTCCTGTATTAATAAGAGATTTAATAACTAATCCAGCACCTAAACCAACAAAAGCATTACGAAGATTAAAGACAGATTTTTTTACACTATCAAGATTGCTACGAACTCCTTTGAGAGCTTGTTTGGACTTATCCTTTGCAATGATGTCAATATTTACTTTTTTTGTAGCCATTATCTTCTTTTCATTTGAGCAATTCTATTTTGCCTTTCTTGTTCTTCTTTTTTAAGACCAAAATAAGCAATCCACATATTAAACTCACTAACCGACATTTGCAAGATTTCACTTACTGTCTTATGTAAAGTTTCGGCTAAAGCAAAGATTGAATAAACCTCTGTATTATTTTTTATTTTTTTTTAAGTGTGTCTATTGAATCATCAGTATTCATAATAGCTGTCGCAACTCTTGCTATAACATCTGTATCAGCTTTTAATTTGAAAGGCATTTTATGTTCTAATGTGAACATTTTATCGCCATCTTTATTTAATGATTTGGTAATTATAACATCAATAAGAACATTGAGATCACTTTCATTTGCTCCTTTGAATATTTTTGCTTTTTCTAGCATATTAAATGGTTTTGAATAAATGGCTTTGTTGCCTACTAATCCCCATTCTTCTACTTCTATAATTTTTGTTTCAAGGGAATCAAAATGTGATTTGACTCCCTCAAAAAAGTCTATTTTTTCAGCCATAGATTATACTGTTGTTCTAGTTAGAACTCCTGTTCCTTGTGCTGTGAAAGATGATTTGATTGTATCATCTAAAGTTACTGAATGGGATTCTCCTGTAACTAAAGCTGTTCCAGACCAATAGTAATCACCTGACTCTGATCCTTCTGGATATAGTTTTAAGGCAACTGAACTACCAACTGCTAAAGCTAATTGTCCACTTGAATCTGTTTCGTCAAAATGTGTTTCAACACTTGCAGACCAACTTGTTCTACCAGCCAAATATTGTCTAGCTGTTGATCCTAAATTTGAATTCTCAATTACATCGCCTGTAGTGTCAAGTGAAAACCCTGAAACACTACCGACAGCATTTGAGCCTAGTTTAACTGTACCACTTTGTCCTGTATGGTTAGCCATATCTTACTCCTCTGTTTTTGGTTTTGGTTTAGTTTCTGGTTTCGGTTGAGGCATAGTTTTGCCTTTCACTTTCCACCCTTGCTTAACAAGATTTTCAACTTCAGAAGAAAAAACTTCTTTTTCTGTGTTATTATCTTTTGATACTATTACAACTCTGTTTATTCCCATAAAATTACCTTCTTGTTATTGTTTAAGTAACCTTTTTTTTTAAGTTAGTCAAAATATATTTAATTAATTATGCTGTTCCTCTTACAAATTGGTATAAAACTCTAACAACTAATCTAATACCACCATGTGGAAAAAGTACTCCCTCATCAGTATTAGCTTCAACTATTTGAGTATCTAAAGCATTGCCATTTCTTGTTATATCATTATCCAATGTTTCTTCTATAACCTCTATTAATTGATTTCTTAATGTATCTATATTTGATGTTGTTCCTTTTACAAATCCAACAATTATAAAATCTATACTCCCTTGCCTTTTTCCTGTTCCAACAGCACCCATTGTACTTGGCTCTCTAGATTCATCTCCACTTTGAACATAGCAACAAGGGAATTGTGCATTACTTAATTCTTCTGGTTCAAATGGCTCTCTCGTTATTTTTTTTAATTCAATAGGACTAGATACAGCATCTAATTTAGTAATAATATCACTAGCTATATCTTCTCGTTCACTCATTTTACACCTATTGTTTTAAAGAATATATCTCTTATCTTATTTTCATCTTTTCTGCCAATAGCAAAAAAAGGTCTAACAATTTTTGTTTTACCAGCACCAAAGAAATCGTGATATGATGCTTTTTTATTTTCTGATTGTCTTCTAAAAAATAAAGTAGATTTATTTCTGTCTGCTTTCCAAGTTAATGATCTAAACATTTGTCCTGTATCTGTTAAATCTACAAAAGAAATTTGTCTCCCTCTTTTACTTCTATCTTCTTTAGTGCTTGGAGCATAACTTTGAAAAGTACCACCATCTGGTGTTTTACCTTTTTGTGTTTTATCAGTTATTTGTTTTACTCCATAAGCTGAAACTTTATTTAAGGCAGTTTTAATATCTTTAGGAATAGTTCTTTGTAATTTTTTTAAATATTTTGAAACTTGAATTGTATTTGCTTTAATCTTAACATCTGCGACCATTATCTTACTAGGCGATTAGTATGCATAGTTTCTTTTTCGCTATCAGATATTGTGCCTCCTCCATCTTCATCATATTCCACACCATCTTTTAAAACTTGTTGAAATTCCTCATTGTATCTATCTTTGTAAAAATCTATTTGAACTTGAAAAGAATCCTTTTCAGTATCGTTTCGCCATTTCGTTAATTGTGGAAATATATAATAAGCCAATGTTTTATAAACAACTGCATAAATCCATTGACTATCAGTTAATTTACTATCTGTCATTTCAACAGATGTAACTTTTGTAATGTCTTTATATCTAACTTGATGTCTGTATCTTTCCCACCATTCAGCTCTTATTTGTCTTAATACATCATTTTCAGCTAATTGTAATTGATCGCCAAAGTCAGTAATACCAAAACCTAAAATATCTGGTTGTATTTTTTGCAAATGACTATTTGCTACTGCGAATTGGGAAGTAGCCATTATTTTTTACCTTTTTTCTTTTTAGGTTTATCTTCTACTAAACTATATCCTCTAAATTTCCACATATCTTGATTTTTTTCCCAATCAACTTTTCTGCGTTTAATTATTTTATCGCCTTTTTTTAATTCAATAATTTTATCGTCCATAAATCCACTCGTTGTTATATTATTATCTATTACCATAAAGTAAAAGAGGGGAATTAATCCCCTCTTAAATTAAATTAATTACAGAAGTGATGAGTCCATCATTAACTCAACACCATAAGTGTCGTGTAATTCACCAACTCCATAAACTGCTGTTGCCACCAACTCATCTGCTCTTAAAGAAGCATCTCGTTGTGTTTCAATCTTCAAGTCTTGCATCATAGCAAGTCCTAAAGCATCTCTGTGAAATAAAGCACCTTTATAATCACCAGTTGTACCTGTATTAGAAATGTTTGAAGATTCATAAACAGGAACACCAGCTACTCTACCTACATATCCAGTACTCATTGCTTCATTAGCAACATCACTTGGATTAGGATTAGCAAAAGTATTAGTAATTGCACCTTTTAAATCATAAGCAATATAAGGATGTACTACACAAGCTAAATCCTGTGTTGGAACTCCTAAATTTCTTAATTCTGCAGTTGCTTCAAATAGTTTTGCCGCAGAAAAAGCAACATCTGCTCCACCTACGATTTTACTAAAGCCATCAAATAATGCGATTAAATCTACATCAATTTTTTTTGCGATTGCTTCA